AAACTTATAGGATATACTCAGCCGTCAGAAGGCTCGGTAGAAGGATTAAAAGATGTACAAGACTTAGTAGCATATTGTGCTAAGGTATCAAACCCGAAGGGGCAGATGAATCTAGAAACAAGTGAGCGACTTCTTGCTTACTTAATCAAACATAAACATTGGAGTCCATTTGAAATGGCCTCTGCAACGATTGAAGTAGAGACAACTCGTGACATTGCGAGACAGTTTCTTCGTCATAGATCGTTTGCGTTTCAAGAATTTAGTCAGCGTTATGCAGATCCAGGTTCATTAGATGAGACTTTTGAGGTTCGTGATGCGAGAATGCAAGACGAAAAGAATCGTCAAAATAGTGTTGAATGTGAGAATGACTATATAAAAGAGCGATGGGAAGAAGAGCAAGTACAAGTGATTCTAAAAGCCAAAGAAGCATATGACTGGGCTATTGATAATGGTATCGCAAAAGAACAAGCAAGAGCAGTTCTACCTGAGGGTAACACCAAATCAAAATTGTATGCTAACGGAACAATTCGTTCGTGGATTCACTATGTCGAATTAAGATCAGCAAATGGTACGCAAAAAGAACATATGGAATTAGCAAGAGAGATTGGTTGTGCGATTCACGCAATCTTTCCAATGATCGAAGATTTCATTAACGACTAACATCAAAAGTTTATATATACACTACTTGCATTGAATTGCTGTGTGTATTAATCAAGAATGGATATAGAAATGACAATAAAAATCGACAAAGATAAAGATTCTCTACTCGCCTCATATGCACTGGGAATGTTGAAAGACTTTTACTTAACCGAATATGAAAAATCACCACAAGAAGCATACAAAAGAGCCGCAACAGCTTGGTCACATTACGACGGAGAACTTGACAAAGATTTAGCACAGAGACTGTACAACTACGTTTCAAACAAATGGTTCATGTTTGCTTCACCAGTTTTATCAAACGCACCAAATGGATCGAAGCAAGGCAAGGGTATGCCTATCTCATGCTTTCTGACTTATGTTCCAGACACTCTAGAAGGTCTGATAAGTCATACATCTGAGTTAAGATGGTTATCTGTTTATGGTGGTGGTGTCGGTGGTCACTGGAGTGATGTGCGAACTGTATCTGATGTAGCACCAGGTCCTATGCCATTCTTACATACAGTTGATGCTGATATGATTGCATATCGACAAGGGAAGACTCGTAAGGGTTCATATGCCGCTTACATGGATATCTCTCACCCAGATATCATTGAGTTTCTGAATATGCGTATTCCGACAGGTGATGTACAACGCAAGGCATTGAATCTACATAATGCGATCAACATCACAGACGAGTTTATGGAAGCGGTTAAACAAGGAAGTTCTTTTGATCTTCGTGATCCAAAAGATAGTCGAGTCAAAGACACTACTGATGCTCGTAAACTATGGGAGCGTATTCTTGAGACACGATTCAGAACTGGTGAGCCATATCTAAACTTTATCGACACAGCAAACCGAGATTTGCCACAACCACTCAAAGATAAAGGTCTAAAGATTCATGGATCGAATCTATGTAACGAGATTCATCTTCCAACTGATGCTGATCGTACTGCTGTTTGTTGTCTATCGTCATTGAATCTTGAGTACTACGATGATTGGAAAGATACTTCTATTGTTCGTGATCTTGTGAGAATGCTTGATAATGTCCTTGAGTATTTTGTGAACAACGCACCAGACACAATCGAAAGAGCAAAGTTTAGTGCGGCAAGAGAAAGAAGTATTGGTCTGGGTGCTATGGGCTTTCACAGTCTGCTACAGAAGCATGGTGTTGCTTGGGAATCAGAACTCGCAAAAGAGATCAACGAAGTAGTATTTGAACACATTAAAAGTGAAGCAGTTGCTGAGACTGAGTTGCTTGCTGAAGAACGAGGTGCTTATCCAGACGGACCTGACTCTGGTAGAAGAAACTCTCATCTAATGGCAATCGCACCAAATGCAAGTTCTGGTGTGATTTTATCAACTTCTCCATCTATTGAGCCACTTAAAGCCAACGCATACACGCACAGAACAAGAGCAGGTTCTTTCTTAGTCAAGAACAAGTATTTGAAAGAACTTCTAAGACAGAAAGATCAAGACAACGATACAATCTGGACATCAATCATTACAAAGAAAGGTTCTATTCAGCATCTTCCATTCTTGAATGAAGGCGAGAAAGCAATCTTCAAGACTGCTGATGAACTGGATCAAAACTGGGTTGTACAACACGCCGCAGATCGTCAGAAGTATATCTGTCAAGGTCAGAGCGTAAACATCTTCTTCCCTGCAGGTGCTGATAAAGCATATGTGAATCAAGTGCATCTACGAGCATGGAAAGAAGGTCTAAAAGGATTATATTATTTGCGTACAGAAGCAAAGCAACGTGCTGAAAACGTAAGTGAGAAAGTAGAACGAGTAGCACTTCAAGGTGATACACGCAACATCGTATATTCTAAAAAGCATTGCCCATTCTGTTCGTTAGCGAAAGAAGAACTACGATTGCGAGGTATTCCGTTTGATGATATCGATTTAGCCTCTGTTGGAAAGACTGCCGCAGAAGTAACTGGTCGTAAAGATGTGAAGACAGTGCCACAAGTATATATCGAAGGTGAGTATGTTGGTGGTTACAATGAGTTACTAGAATTTTTAAATAAACCAATAGAAGACTCAGGCGATGACGAATGTCGTGCCTGTGAAGGATAGGAGATAGAAGTTGAGCGAGAAAACAGGACTATTAGATTACAGCAAAGCATACAAGCCATTTATGTACCCTTGGGCTGTAGAGTTAGTAAAGAAGCATGAAGAGATTCACTGGGTAGAAGATGAAGCAGAGTTGTCTGAAGATGTACAAGATTGGAAGACAAAGTTGACTGAGAATGAGAAAGATTTTGTAACACAAATTTTGAGATTGTTTACTCAATCGGATGTACAGGTAGGTGAGAACTATCACGAACTGTTGATTCCAAAGTTTAAGAATAACGAAGTAAGAAATATGTTAGCATCATTTGCTAATCGTGAGGGTGTACACCAAAGAGCATATGCGTTATTGAATGATACATTGGGTTTGCCTGATGAAGACTTTCACGCATTTCTTGAGTACAAAGAGATGGCTGAAAAGCTAGACTTTATGAAAGAAGGCAATATCAACACACAAACTGGATTGGCATTAGCACTTGCTCAATCAGTATTCAACGAAGGTATGTCTCTATTCGCATCATTCGTAATGCTGTTGAACTTTCAACGCTATGGCAAGATGAAAGGTATGGGTACAATCGTTGAGTGGTCTATTCGAGATGAAACCATGCACGTTCAAGGTAACGCAAAACTGTTTAGAGAGTTTTGTGAAGAGCATCCGAGAATTGTAAACGATGAATTGAAATCAAAGATTTATGAAATGGCAAAGAATGCTGTTAAGTTAGAAGATAAGTTCATCAAACTTGCATTTAATGGTCACGATCAAGAAGGCATCACAGAGAAAGAAGTGAAGCAATACATTCGTCACATTGCTGATCGTAGACTTCTACAACTTGGTATGAAAGCGAAGTTCAACGCAAAAGATAATCCAATGCCTTGGTTAGACTGGGTACTGAATGGTGCTTCACACGATAACTTCTTTGAGAAGCGAGTGACTGAGTATTCTGTAAATGGTATGGAAGGTGAATGGGGTTGGGGTGAGAACACTCCAGAAGGCGAAGTGTGTGGCTTTGATGGTCAAGGTTGTGCCGCCTAAATGGACAAATGGCAGAGTGCATATATAGATGTAGCAGAGAGGTTCGCCTCTCTATCTACTGCAAGAAGATTGAAAGTAGGTGCGATTGTTGTTAAAGACAATAGGGTTTTAAGTATTGGTTATAATGGTATGCCCTCTGGATGGGACAACAACTGTGAAGAAGCTTGTAAACCAGATTGGATGGACTGGGAACCAACTGAAGAAGATGTCCAGCTAGGTATTGCAATCTTAAAGACAAAGCCTCAGGTCATACACGCAGAAATGAATTGCTTATCAAAACTAGCAGGTTCAAACGAGAGCGGTAAAGGAGCAGATATGTATATCACACACGCACCCTGTATAGAATGTGCTAAGATGATATATGCAAGCGGTATAGTAAATGTCTTTTATAAGCACGATTATAGAGACGATAAGGGAACAAAGTTTTTAGTTGACTGTGGAGTAGGAGTAGAAAAACTATGAAAAGAATAGACGCATTTTGCGACAGTTGTGAATCAGAGTTTGGTATTGAGTTGATTGACTCTGAGATAGTCGTGAAGTACTGTCCAGTATGTGGAGAGAAACTTGATAATGATGTCGAAGAAATTAGTATCGATGAGGACTTCTTAGAAGAAGACTGGGAAGACTAGATGTGGCTATACGAGGGTAAAGAATTTACGAGCGAGATGATAGGAGACTACATCGGGTTCGTATACATCATTACTATCAAAAGCACAGGCAAGAAGTATCTTGGTAAGAAACTATTCACATCAACACGCAGACTAGCACCACTCAAAGGAAAGACTAGAAAGCGTAAAGTGACTAAAGAGTCAGATTGGATGTCTTACTATGGCTCTTCAGAAGAAGTTAAGATGATTGTCGAAGAGATGGGAGCAGATAACTTTGATCGAGAGATCATTCACCTATGCGACAAGAAAGGTGAGATGTCATATCTAGAAGCAAAAGAGCAGTTTGATAGAGGTGTTCTTTTATCAGACGATTGGTATAATGGTATCGTCAACTGTAAGATTCATAAGAGTCATGTAAAGGGTCTGAGAGAGAAGTTCGGACCTGATGAAGAAATGAGATTTCGTCAGCCTTGGCATAATCGACCTTAATTTTTGTATCACATTATATAATATAGAGACTATATTGTCACCCCTTTGTCATTCGTGTTTCCTTATTATATAAATAACTTAATGAGTCGAAATGAGACTTGTTCGAGACGACTGGTCATAATACTACAGGATATAATTAAATGGACACCCCAGGACACAGCTATTCATTTAGCCTAAATGAAACCGCAGTAAGTAGTGCGATAAGTTATGCCACTAGAAATAACATAAACAATGCCACTAAAGTTCTAGTTGTTAACGGAGACGATGCAAAACAGCTAGTTCGTATCCAAAAAGCAGGTGCCCCATCTAGCGGTAATAGCAACGGTTCGTTTGCAAGTTTTGTTTTGCCAAGATGGCAAAGTTTTATAGTACATAAAGATGCTACTGACACAATGTTTGCTCAAACAAGAGGCACTGGTATAGACGGTGCATATGGCGATGCAATTAATATAACCTTTACTAAAGTGGATGTAAAATAATGCAAGTAAAATTATTAGGATTATCCATAAGCACAGACACCAACAATATTGGTTACTCTGGTGCTCAGAATGAAAGCTTCGATAATATAGTAGCCGGTCAAAGATATAGAATAATTGCTGTCGCAACTGATAGTAACGCTGTAGGTGGTAATCCAACTGCTGGCAGTACCGCGGAAAAGGATGCCTTTACTAGCGTAGGGGCGGTTAAAACAACAACTACTGCCCCTATCACGACCCCCACGGCAGGCCAACACTTTTTAGCATCAGCGGCTGGTACTAGTGTTACTACTCACAATGCCGGTGCTACCGTGTTGAGAGTTAGTGATAAAGATGTAAATAGATCAAATGTAGATAATGCTAGATGTGTTTTAGTGCAGAACGGTTCAGAAGGTAAAAGGGTAGTATTTTTGACTAAAGCAGACGGCACAGTCGTTGGAAGTTTTAGTGTACCTAGATATTCACTAACTAAACTAGTCAAAGATGCTGATCAAATGGTATGGGCCGCTCAGGGACTAACTGGTTCAGGTAGTCAGCAGTCAGGGGTAACTTTCACTGCTATAGCTTTCACTGATTAATTATGGAAATTAAACCAGTAGGATTCGATGTCTATGCTCGTGAAACAGCTTTTAGAAGCAATATTGCCGCTGATTTCGGTTCTGGCACTATTATAGCGGGTAATCTAGTTCAACCTAGTAGACAATATATGATGGTAAGTGGTACTTCATTTCCAACTAGTGTACAAATGCAGGCACTTCAGGTTTCGATATTTCCACATCAAGGGAGAGGAGAAGTCACTGGCCGACCACCATTTATAAATGAGGTGTTCACCACTCAAGCCACACTGCCTTCTGATATGTCACCTTATGCTAATATGAATGTAGTCGAGATTCACGGTGCTACTTCTGTATTAGTATCAAACGGTTCTCCAAATTTTGCATGGATTCATCTTCGTGAAGAAGGCTATCTTCTATCTAATGTTCTGTTTACATCCGATTTGAATGGCACCTTTACTTGTGATGCCGCAAAGTTAAAAGTAAATGATTTAGTAACTCTTTCTGGAAAAACTATAAGTAGTAATTCTCGTATTACCTCTAGCCCAGCTTATGCTAGTATTGATACTGTTTTTAAAGTAATAGCTATTCTTGAAGGTGTTGAGGGAGTTAGTGTTACTAAGTTTAAATTGGGAAGAGAAGGTAGTGGAAATCTTACAACAACTTTTGCAACTTCAGGATCAACTCCTGGTCTAACATTCAAAGTTGTTGGGGATCTTGTAGGTAGAATAAAGGTGCCTGCTCAACAGACATTTAAGATTGAAAAAAATGCATCACAAACTCTTCAATCTTCAGTTAATTTTGCTAGTACAGGAGATAATACCAACTTTGTTAGATTTACTCCGCTAGCAATAACTGATTAATAAAAAGCCCCAATTAAGGGGCTTTCGTTTAGCTATTGATTATACTCTATGTGTCGAATGTACTCAGCCATTCCATGATCACAGAAGCTATCTAGATAGCCTTCACACCAACCTTCCCAAAGACCACGAACTTTGTCTTTGACTCTCTGCCAACCTGTAGGATTACGCAGATTGCCATAAGCATTGATGTAATGCTCTGTACCATGATGCTTGAATCCCATAAATCTAGGTGGTACTGATGTAACGATATCATTGTTATTCTTCCAACGATGATGTACAACACCTAATGAATTACAGTATCCTTTCCAACCAACTCGTGGCGAACCAAAAGTATATAACTCAATTGGATCACCCAATGAGTCTTTATATAAGCAACGAGAAGCCATAATTGTTGCCATTGCGGCACCAAGTGAATGACCACAGAACCAGAGGTCTTTCTTCAGATTAACAGTTCTGTCGATGTCTTCACAGATCATAGGCCATAGATCATCTACTTCTTTCTTGAACCCTTTATGAACTCTAGAGACAGTTTCAGACACAGCAGGCCATGCTCTCATATCAGCACCTAAATCCTGATACTCAGTGGGCTGTGTGCCTCGACAAGCGATTACAAGATCAGTTTTATTCTGAAATCTGTATGCTTGGGCTCCGTCATTATTATAGAACTCAATTGTAGTGAATCCTAGCTTTCTGGCTTGCTTCTTTACTTCTGCTGGCTCATTATACGCTATGCTTGCTAGTTTAGCGAACAGCAATGATCTTTGCATAAAGTTTAAATCTTTGATACTCAATTGATCACCTCCTCTTATGTCAGTTACTATAAATACAGTTACAATTATTTATAGTATAACAGACTAGAGGATAAAAAATTGGCTATATCAAAAATAACAGACATAGATGGTGATGGATCAGATCCTAGCGGTGGGTTCAATTACTCTGGCGGTGATAAGACTTTTGCATTTCAAGGAACATTTAATAACGCAACAGTTAAGATTCAAGCATCTTTTGCAGATGGTGCGGCAAACTCTTGGATATATCTGACAGACAGCGAAGGTAGTGCTATATCTATAACTGCGCCAGGTATTATCAATCTAGATATTGGTAAATGCAAACTCAAATTTGTGACTACTGGTTCTGGGGCATCTACAGACATTGAAGTGAGAATTTCTTAATGGCTGGCGGACAAAGAGTTGCAGTACCATTCACATTTAAAGGGGTTTCTGGAGTAGAGGTCGCTAAGATCGGGTCTGTAGCCTCAAACGAATTACTACCTATAACTGGTACTGTTAGTGCTGAAAAGCTTAGACCTACGACTAGATGGCCGAATGATGCTTTAAGTGTAGCATTCCTTAGTCTAGAGAATCAGCCTGCAACAGTACCCGGCACTAGCATAACTGCTCTTACATTTGTTATTGCCAGTTATCCTGATATTGCTAAGGTACGAAAATATGTCGATGGTGACTTAGTTTACTTCAGAACATTAGATGCCGGTGGCGAGATACCCGGTGGTCTTACTAACTATGAGACATATTATGTGAATGTTAGTGAAACATCAACCATTCTATATATGTCTTTTCATACCACAAGAACAGATGCTCTTGCTAGAACTAATGCTATAACTCTTACTAATGGAACTCTGAGCAGTTCTGACAAAAGTTTTATAGTCAAGGTGTCTGATTTACTTACTGTTAGAAACGGACTTTTTGATAATAACGATGATTACCCTGTGTTTGCTTCATGGCCTGGAGTAGTTCCTTATAATGCAGATCACACCAACCCAGACTGGAATGAGTCATTGGCTCAGTGGAATCATTACGGTGGCACACTGTTAGAAAATAATGGCTGGCGAGTCTGGTCTGGACAAAGCTTTTTACAGAATGATTTCCCATACAAAGATTCTGGTATTAACACGCCTGTTCAAGCAAGAGCAATATCTATGTTTGGTGCGGGTACAACAAGTCCGGCTGGCTTGAGTACAAATACTAGCAACACCTACCTTGAGATAGGCCATACTAGTGCGTCAATAGAATCATCAGTCGGTACATCTACAGTATTACACGGCAACGCTAATGTGTATTCACATCAAGATTGGTGTCAGACATACGAACCGCCAAACATTAAATCTGGGGGCAAGATAAGATTTGGTGCTAAAATTCGAGTACCTGATCAAGAGCCTCTAAGAGAAAAAAATCTTGGATTTGTGTGGCTTTCTCTTGTATATCCTCACAACGCTAGTGGTCATCGCACAAATAAAATAGAATATATAATGGTAAAGAATAAAAATTATAATCCTAATTTACCTACAGGTGAACTAACTACCGATAAAGAAACTTATAACTTTCCAACACCCGGTGCAACTTGGTATGGTGCTGAGGATGGTGGCAACAACAGTGAAGAATTTGGTACTGGTACTAATGATAAAAGAGTTCTAAGTCAAGCTAGACAGGTAAACGCAGAAGATTTAGGTACTTGGACAGAAGTTGTTGCAGAGATTGATGTTCCTACTGATATTGATTATAGTGAGATTAACAGAGTTATAACGCCTGTAAGTGGAGAAACTGGAATTATTGTTAGTAGCAATTTTAGAATGCAGTTAGGTTTAAGATTTGCTGAAAACGGAGAGTATATTGCCGACCCTAGCACTGTTGTTCTTGATAGTCTAGCAGAACGATCAACTGGTCATGGTATTCTTGTACAGTCTGATGAATTAGAAGTTGGTGCAACTTATTACATAGTTAGAAATAGGTCTGGAGCAGGTCGTGGATCAACTAATTTAACGCAAGCTGAATTAAGAGCCATATCTGGTGAAATTCCCGGCAGTATAGAGTCTAGTGATACGATGAAGGTTGGTGGTACATACGAAGTCGTTACCGCTGGCGATGGTACTGGAGACGAAAATTGGGGATCTATAACTATTGATCAAGGTGGCGGGAATGCAACGACTATAAGCAGTAGCATAGTAGAAACATTTTCATCTGACGGCCCCGTAGGATTTTGCTTCACAGTAAACTCTTTGCCAACTCTTAATGGTAAAGGGACTGTTAGACGAAGAGGTCACCCAGAAAAGAGTTTAATCACTGTAAAAAGCACTACATCAATTGCTAATAAAGGATATTTTAAACGAACTTCGGGTGTAGTACAATTCTACAGCCCATATGTGGAATATATTCCACCAACAACATAATTAGATAAAGGAATAAAAAATGGCAATAGCAACATATCAATCAATCGCTGGCGGTAATGCTGACTATCCAAGTTCTGGTGGACTACCGTATTCTGGTGGAGAAAAGACCTTCGCTGTGTATGGAACATGGGATGGCGCCACAATGAAAATGAAAGCTTCATTTGATGGAGGGACAACATTTATCACTCTATCAGATGCAGAGGGTTCTGACTTGGCATTTTTAGATAATGCAATATTTCGTATAAAACTTGGTCAATGTCTTTTGAGATTTGTAATCAGTGGTTCAAGCGGTAGTACAGATTTAGCAGTAAAAGTTTCTTAATATTTGTTAATATTTCTCAAAAAAAGGGTTGACTTTCTCTCCAACCATGTTATAATATGTACATAAATTGATTAAAGAGAGAAGAAATTATGAGTTTTATGACTATTGATTACAAAGACAGTGAAGTTTTCGTTGACTATGTTATGTCTTTTTACAGTAACGCTGAAGACAGTGTTTACCCAGAGTTAGACTTCACAAGAGATGAAGTTTACAATGCTCTAGCTGTTCGTATGACTCGTAAGAAATATGAAGAAACTCCGTTTGAGGGAGACACTGTTGATCGTGAGATCGTTCGTGATATCGTACTAGATAGCAGAATGGATCTTTTTCGAAAAGGTCTTCTGTAAAAAAAAGGTTGACATTTACTTTTACCTGTTGTATAATGTTTACATAAATTGATGAGAGTACTGATTATGAATTACGCATCTGCTATTGAAAACCTTCTCAAAGTCATCGCTGATGACTACTACTTATTCTCTGCTCGCTCTGAGTATTGTGAAAACAAAGAATGGGCTGAAGAACGAGCCAAAACATTCCTTTCCCAATTATCCGTTTATAAAGGTCGTAAATACGACAAAATAGTCCGCACTGACAATCAAAGAAGTGTGTGGGGATTTGTTGTGAAAGAAGACACTGCCAAGTTTAAGAAAGGTGATGTTCTGATGGCGGCAGGTTGGTCTGCTCCTGCTACTAACAAAGCCCGAGCGAGTATCTTTGATGATACCGTGAACAATGTTTCTTGGACTGGCCCTGGTTACTTATTTTAAGGAGAGTTGATTATGAGTTATCCATATAGTTTTGATTCTGATTATCTTCTTCAAGAGCAGTATTCTGAAGAAATGTTTGAGCGTAGAGCGAACGGCATAGAAACTGAGTCGTTTGAGGACTGGGATCTCAAAAGAAAGGCTCGTCAGAGTTTCTTTGAGAACTGGAAGAATGCTACTCCTGATGCCGAAGATATTGCTGAAGGGAGGATAGCATAATGCAAGAAGTTTATTATGTGATTCGAGATCGATTTAGTCGATTTCCAAAAGAGTCGGATGAAAGTTTGGTCTTTGTCAATAATGAGTTATTCTTTCATTCGTTACTAGAGGCACGAGATGCCTTTAAAATTGCTGAATTGCCAACTGATAGATATCAGGTGCAAAAGTTCGAGATATGACTTTAAGAGTAAAATTAATGCAACGCATGGATGCGTTACAAGGACTTATGGAGTCTAATGTTCATTTGGATGAACCTGAGCAAGTGATTGATCTGTTAAATAGAATTAAGTTTGCGTGGTCTGCATTGAGTGAAGAAGATCGTGAATACATAGAATGTGTAGAGTATGCAATTGAAACCCAATCTAGTTGGGATATTTAAGGCGCTTGTAGTTCAGTGGATAGAACATCCGCCTTCTAAGCGGAGGGTCGCAGGTTCGAATCCTGCCAGGCGTGCCAATTGTAAATAAGGAGCTAAAATGAATATCGAAGATGGTGTTGAATGTGCAAAAAGAAGTGATCGATTGAGACGATCAGTGAGTGCAAGAATGGCGAGACAAAAAGCCAAGGCCATTAAGAAGTTGAAAGATTTGAAGAAAGAGGCAGAAGCGTTTCGAATATTTAACAAAGGTATTGGTAAATAGTACTTGACTCCCACAATCTAACCTGATATAATGGTTCACTATGGCGATAAAATATGAATTGATTGGTCGGTGTAAAAACGAAGAGGCTGTGAATATATACATATGTAGTGTACTCAAAGCCTTGAAGATACATCGACTGTCATCGAAAAATCTTGAAATTGAGTTTACTAGTAGACTTGAAGGAGAGTCTCAAGGCTTTTGTGTTGGCGATAAATCAGCGGCTTGTATTCAGATTGCAAAAAAGTCGCATGATAGAAGAATATCCTTTTTGGTTCAGATGCAGACTCTCGCCCATGAGTTAGTTCATGCGAAGCAGTTTCTGCGTGGCGAACTTGGCTATGATAACAAAGGTGCTTTCACTTGGAAGAATCGATCTGGCAGAGGATATAAATACAAGAATCAGCCTTGGGAAAAAGAAGCAGAAAAGTTTGAAAAGATTCTTTTTCTTGAGTGCTTTCCGTTTCATTTAGATATTAGGTAAATTTAGCATGGCAAAGACAGTAGGTACCTGGCGCCCAGAGCCAGTCAACAAAAAGACTTCAATCGGAGACAAGAATATCAAAATGTCTACGATGAACAAGTCGAAAAAAGCAAGTTTTAAAAAATATAGAGGACAAGGTAAGTAGTATGCCTTGATGATTTGATATGAAAATTGATATAAATGTATCGTTAGATACAAATGAAGATAGCGAAATCGGTGCTGAGTTGTTAGACCTTTTAATGGCTCTGAAAGAAAGAATCGATCAACTTAATGAAGAAAATAATGGAGAATAGTATGGCTTATAAGAAAGATGATGTAGTTAGTGTAATCACTAATGCTGGTGAATACGTGGGTAGATTCAAAGATGAGTGTGACTCTACTTTTACGGTAACGAAGCCCAAAATGTTGATTAGTGGCGAAGGTGGTGTCGGTTTCGCAAGAGGTATTTGTGTAACTGGTAAAGATGATGCCGCAGAATTGACTTTTCAAAAAACTGGAATCGTGTTTACTACACCTACTAGTGATGTTGTGGAAAAGGCATTTATCGAAGCAACTACTAGCATCGTGCTGTAATGAAAGTTAATCCCGACAACAAACTTGAGAAGCTATTCGAGAGACTCCGACAAGAAGGTTGGTATTGTGGTTGGGGTTTAATGTGCTGTCAATCTTGTGCATGGGCTGAAGTTCCCTTTGAACATGAAGTAGGCCCCTTCAAGGGCGAAAGTATTGATTTCGATAAGTGTCTGTTCAATCATGAGCAAGACTGTCAGATCGATGTTTTCGACTTAGACGAAGATGCAGAAGAGTGTGAAGTGTGTTATGGTGATGATGAAGATTGTCCACATTGTAACGGTACAGGTTGGATCGTAGACGAATCTATCCTTGAAGAACTTGATATGAAGAATCGTAAATTCTGTATCTTCCCACACTACACTTACGATGAGCAAAAACAATCTACTTTCTGTTATTCAGGCGACAAACAAGGTGTGAAGAATCTAAAGGAAATTCTTCCTATTATTGAAGAGATGGGCTGTACATACCATTGGAACGGTAAAGGTAACAGCCGTATTGATATTGATTGGAGTGATAAAGGTGAGCGAGAATAACGCAAGACTTGTTAAGAACTGCTTAGAAACACCCGATGGTACGATTCTGTACTCAAGACATCGACATGACTATCAACACCATATAGATGAGAATGGTAAAACATATTTCACTGATGGTGGGCTTGATTATGTCCGTTGTTCTGCTAATGGTGACGAGATTCATCATCATGTTTGGAATGATGACCCGTTCGATAAAGTTCGTGAAGCAATTGAATGGGGAACTTACGGCAAAGATGGAAACAATCCATTGTCATGGAAAAGATTGTGTGATATGACGACTGATCATATCGAATCTATTCTAACAAATGTAGCCAGTATCAGTTCTCTACATCGAGAAATATTTAATCTAGAACTTAAACACCGAGAGAGTGAGGATAGTTCCCACTTTATCACATCAGATAACTAAGGAGAATATAGTATGAAAATGTTACAAGGTAATGTACTCGTAACTGAAGTTGAGAAAGAAACCACTACAGCAGGTGGTATCATTCTTACCGATCCAGGTCAACTTGATAAAGCAACACAACCGGGCTTAGTTCTTTCAATTAGTCCAGAAGTACAAGAAGTAGGTACTATTCAACCTGGCGATCAAGTATATCTCACTTGGGATCAAGCACAACCAGTTAATGTAGATGGTAAGAAAGCGGCTATCATTCATTACAAGCATATCAAGGCGGTGTTGTAATGACTGTCGAAGTTGGTAAAAGATATTCTGTGAGTCCTCCGAGATATGGTTATGAGGAATTAGCTAAATTTAGGGATGAAGATAAGAAAGTAGATATCAAGACTTCATGGAAAGGTGGGACTCTTATAATCACACCTAGAAATAGCGAAGAAGTTGAAAAGCTTACTAGATATCAAAGTATTGAAGCCGAGGTCGAAGTGAGTCCTTACGATGAATTTTTCAATGTCGAATTCGATTCTTGTCATGACGGACAGATAGACGACACTGAGTACAGTGGATGGACTGAGCAAGAAGAACTTGACGGTGATATAGATGAAGTTATTGAAGGTGTCGATTCGGAAGGTGACGAGTATCTATTTGAAAACGGATGGAACTGTTACGAAAATTTAGTCAAGTTTATTGGTCCATGGAACGTAGAAGAAGTTGTTCTATCTGAAGATGAGGAATAAAAATGGCAAAGAAATTCATTCATGTAAATCAGCACAAGATTCGATCTAATCTGAAGCATGGAACGAATGAGCCAGTAATTACTGTCAAAGAAGGCAGAAGTAATACTTACGGGCATTCAGTTGAAATACACGGACCTAGCAAGATATTGTATAGCGGTGGAGATAACAAGCCTCTACTAGCTTGTGGTGCTAGAGTCGTAATCGAGACAGAAAGCGAAATAACAATAGCATGAGAAAGTGGTGGCGAATTTGGGCTAAGTCTCTTGGTGAGAAAGTTGGAGAGACTGATAAGCAGGCAGATACGATTGCAGTCATCAGAACATTCTGGTGGTTCGTTCATATATCTACCTGCTTTTTTATTATCCTAAATGCTATCGCAACTCATGGATGGGGGTTGATAGGGCTATGAGCGGAGCATGGGCTGGTGGCAAAGGCAGTAAACAAAGAAAAACTACAGACCAGAAGAAGTTTGAAGATAACTGGGATGCGATATTTGGCAAGAAGGACCAGCCAAGTG